TTGATCATTGAATAGAAGTTTTGTTTCTTTTGTTCATTGTCTGAATGTAATATAACCTGTTTGGTATCACCTACGCTACCTGTTTCTGATTCAACATATTCAAACACAAAATGCTCTGCATCTTGTGGTGCTGCATAGATTACAGATACTTGTCCATACTTCTTTCCAAGTGCTACTAAATCTTCTTTACTAATATTGTTGATTAGATAAGAATCTTCTTCTACTCCAAACTTACCACCAATTTTCATAAAGCCATATTTACGAATGTCAGCTTCAAGCTTTTTGTTTGCTTCATTATTGAACTTAGGAGTTGCTTGTTGCCCATTTGGATTTTGTGCTGTCATAATACCAAATGATTTAACAGAAGGAACGGCACCGCGAGCAATATTAATTACTCTTGTCAATCCAGATTCATTAATTACTACTTTCTTTTTGTTCTCTTCAAGAACTTCTCTGATTAAGGATTTAAGATCGTTTACAGTTATAGACAAGATTTAGCCCTCCGTTGGCATAAGTATACCTATTATATAGTTTGAAGTAACGAAAAAAGCAGTTTGCGAACCTATCTGCGCTTTCTCTAGGACTTGTGTTGGAATAAGAAGAAGTGTTCCTTGGCTATAAAGGTTATTAGAATCATCCAAAACCCTTACAACAGTATAAGGACTAACCTCTTCCATTTCAGTAGGAAGGATAAATGCTCTTGATTCTTCCTTCTTGGTATCTACCTCAATAGGATAAACAGAGATATAGTTGTTACGCGGAATAATATGATACATTACTTCTCCAATAGTTTGCGGTTAGTCTCAAAATCTTCTTGTGACAAGAATGATGTTACTCGTCTATCACAATATTTGCACATAAAATCAACTTGAATTATATTGCCAAATTGTGCTTCTATACGTCCAGTTGGTATCCAATAGTGGATCTTGCTAGTTGGATCGGAGGAGCACTTTTTGTTTTGTTCGTGCTTTGGAACTAAATGGTTTAGTTTCATAGTAATACTCCCGACTGATTAATAATAACCAATCGGGAGCAAGGTGTCAAGCAGAAATGTTAATTACATTTGCTCCAACCACAGGTAGAGCAGCTAACGCATCCATCTTGATAGATAAGCTCGGTTGAACCACAATCATTACAAGTCTTCTGACCTCTAACCTTTGTTCCATCTGGTACATAGGTCTTTAGAACTCTTGCAATACAACGGGCAAATGAGAACATATCAGAGTCTAGATCTTTTTGTAGTTGCTCAACTACATAGCTTATGTGTGCTCCGTGTCTTAGAGACAAGGAAAGCAAACGAGTAAATGCAGAATAATTTGGATTATCAAATACTTTTACTACGTCCTTAACAGTTAGATCGCCAAATGTAAGGTCATAACGTGCTTGATTTTTACCTATTACTTCCTTTATTAGCTTGCCTTTCTTGACACTCTTTGGAAGATCAACAATCTTGTTTGTTCCACCCAATACTTCGTATGGCTTACCGTCTAGTAGACCAATAAGGATTGTCCATTTCTCTCCCTTGATAGAAAGATTGTGAATATCACATTCAAGTTCTGTTGGACGTTTTGGAGCATCATATTGTGGGAATGATTCTTTCTTTGTTTCTGTGATAAGAACACCGTCACGGGAACCATCAACATATACTGTAACTCCCTTCAAACCAAGCTTCCAAGCAAGCTGATATAGTTCTGCGACTGTATCTGGTGAAGTGCCCTTTGGAAGATTGATTGTAGATGAAATAGAATGATCAATATGTTTCTGAATAACACCTTGGATTTGAACACGACGCTTCCAATCAATCTTGTCTGATTCCGTGAAGAAGTCTGGAACTGTATCTGTCTTATACCTCTCCATAAATTCTTTTACATTGTGGTGGTAGACTTTGTATTCTGTCCACTTATCACCTACTGAGTCAATAAATGTAGCGGCTTGATCTTGCTCATTGTGAGAAAGCTTACGACGACGGATATAGAAGTTACGGAATACTGGTTCAAGACCAGATGAAGTCTGTGACATAATAGAAACAGAACCTGTTGGTGCATTTGTTAGGATACTGATGTTTCTACGTCCAAATGTCTTGATTGCATTCTGTAAACTTGATGGAAGAGATTTGATAAATGCGTTGTCTTTCTCTTTTTCCCAATCAAATACAGGGAATGCGCCACGCTCTTTGGCAAGCCATACTGATTCTTCATATGCACTTTCTTTTAGAGTTGCATAAATTTTATCAATAATAACCAATCCTTCTTCTGAGTCATAACCAAACTTTAAACAAGCTAATGCGTCTGCTAGTCCGTGTGTACCAAGACCAGTTCTACGACCATTCATACAAGCTGCTAGGAGTTTTGCCCATAGTTCTTTTTCGTCTTGTGTGTTGCAAGCTCCAAGGATAGCTGTAAGCTTTTCAATTTCAAGATCAATAAGATCGTCAGATAAGCGCATAGCACGACGAACAACTGTGCTAAAACGTTCAAAATCGAAGAAAGCGTTATCTTCAAATGGGTTAACGACAAAGGACTTAAGATTGACTGAAATAAGGCGGCAAGAGTCATAAGCAGATAAAGGAATTTCACCACAAGGATTAGTTGTAATAGTCTTGAATCCAACATCTTTATAACTCTCGGCTGGTAAGAACTTCTCGATATTACCCCACATTAAGAGGCCGGGTTCTGCGGTTTTTGTCGCTGAATCAACAATATCCTTCCATAGCTCTCTGGCTCTAATATTTTTAGTATAACTATGAATATCGGAATCACAAGGAAATCGCAGAGTAAAATCTTGGTCTTGCTCCACAGCTTCCATAAAGTCGTCTGAGATTTTAATAGAGACATTTGCACCTGTTACCTTTGTTAGATCGTGTTTCATCTTAACGAATTTTTCAATGTCGGGGTGTCTGATATCAAGAGAAATCATAAGAGCACCACGACGACCATTCTGACCAATCATACGACAAACATATGAATAGAAATCAGCAAATGACCAAGCACCAGTTGTAGTACCAGCAGAATTGTTTACTACCATACCCTCTGGTCTTAGCTGAGAAATATCTACACCAACACCGCAACGACGTTTAAATAGGTTTGCCAATTCTTTTCCAGAATCTACAATAGAAGAAACGTTATCTTCTGGTGATGCTACTACAACACAATTGGACAAAGAAACATTAACAAAGCTATTTCCAATACCATACATTGGTGAACCTTGTGGAACAATGTCTCCAAAGTTCTTTAAGTGTTCAAGAATAGTATCAAAGCTTAGTGCTGACTCTCCACCATATTTTGCCTCAATGCGTGCAAACTCTTCTGCAAGACGAACGTGCATATCTGCTGGTGAGGTTTCCAGATATTTACCATCTTTTGTTTTAAGTGCGTATTTTGTAGCAAACACCCCTGCTGCTAGTTCATCACCGTTAAAGTATAGTAAACTATCTTTATTAACTTCTTCTTTGCCATAGGTTCTCATTGTTTAGTTCTCCGTTTTCTTTGGTTTCTTCTTGTAAGACTTGTATTTGTTCTTCAAATTCTCTTCTTGTTCTTTCGCTGATTTTGTAATAATCTCTGATGGTGTTTCGCCTGTAGAAGCTAACATCTTTATTCCTACATTGCCAGTATCCATATAAATTGGATACACAAGACCATCTGGGCCATTACGGTTTTTAGCTATGAAGATACGACCACCGTTTACTGTTTTATCCTCGACTGTTCTAGAAACAGAGAAAATAAGGTCCGCTACGAAACATTTGTTGAATGCTTCGCTGATAGATTCCATCGTGATAACCTCTGCATTTAGACCAGATCGATTGGTCTGTGAAGCGGTCCACAAAGGACAGTTGGTTTCGGCTGCAATACCTCGTAGCTCTTCATAAATAGTTTCAAGTTCTGTTCGTTTCTCTTTTTGAGTAGATATTGGACGGAGAAGATCACCATAATCTACAATAATCATATCTGGATTGATACCACGAATCTTCAACTTTTCAAGATGCATACGAATAGTGTTGGTTGTAGCTGTCTTTGTTGGATATTCCTTAACAATCAGCTTACCCTTCATATCCTTGATTTGATCAAAGATTTCATCTTTAAACTGATGTAGTTCGCGGATATTGAAGCCGGTATAACAACTGTCATACCGTGAAGCTACAACGGTATCTGCAAGCTCTAGAGTGTAGTGAACAACGGTCTTTCCTTGCTTTAAAGCTTCTGTGCCAAGATGAACAAGAACCATTGATTTACCTGCACCAGTTGGCGCAATAACTACTCCAAGTTCACCACGACCAAGACCACCCTTTGTAAGATGGTCCATTTCATCCCATCCAGTTGATACTGGATTTCTTGACCTAATCTCAAATCGTTTCTCAAAGTCTACAAGAAAGTCATAACCATAATCAGAGGATACACCAAGCTTGAGTGCATCATTGATTGTCTTTGAAATCTCGTCAAACGAAGCAGATTGAAGTAGCTTTACAGACTTCAACATTGCTTCCTTCAACTTTTGCTTCTTACAGAAATCAAGAGAAGTTTCCTTGATATAATCTACACCTTCAACTTGATTAGAATGAATGCGCGCAAAGTAATCGCGTACTTGCTTCTGCAAAGCTTCGTTTTCATCATCCAAAGTGTTACGAATGATTGAAGTCATAATATCGTAAGTTGGATGGACTTTGTATTTATCCTTGTAATCAAAGATACGCTGAACAAATACTTGTAGATACTTTAGTTCAAGAAACTGAACGTCCATTACCTCTTTTAGTTGATCGCAGAAAGGCCGATCAATAAGCATAAGCTGAACAAGATTTTCTTGAAAAGCCTTGCCAAAACGTGAAAAGTCACTTTTCTCGTTAGTCATAAGACACCTTGGGGATTGTTTATAATCTAATATGTATACGGTCTAAAGTCAAATGGTTTTATATTACCAAGCTTTGCAGGACCAGTAGCGTGCTTTGGTCTTTGGACCGGGATTATCGCAGTTATGGCGAGCACGGAATGATTTACGTCTTGCTGGGATATTCTTTTTAATCTTCATATTCTTGTCACCAAAGTTGACTTTTTTAATATTTCCAGTTTGTGGATCTCTTACGTAAACTTTTGACTTCTTAACGTCACCTTTCATTGGTTTGTTAAGAGTTACAGTCTTACCTTGATATTTAGCTTCTTGAATAATTGTTCTTTGACTTTCTAATAACTCTTGTAAGCAAGCTTCGCAAACAAGTGTTCCATCATCTAAATGTGCTCCTTCATACATTGAAGATTCTTCAGTATCTCTTTTGCCAGTAATACCGGCAACATCAGCTATGCTACCTATAACATTTCCTAAATCTTCAATATTATTAGATCTATATAATTTGTATATACTATTGACTATAGTTTTCAATGCGGTTGCGCTAGCACCTTGAAAATCACCAGAAGCAGCTTGTGCTAAACCAATAGCAATAGAACCAAGAAAAGCACCTGTACCAATTTTTTGTAAACCTTTTTCTAAACTTCCACCACCCAATGTTTGTAAAGCAGAAAATGTTAAATTTGTTGCCGCGTTTTCCAAAGACTCTTTCTGTACTTGTTGAGTATTTTGTTGTTGTGATTGTTGTGGTTTTGTTTGTAATATTAGTTGAGCAGCTTTTGCAGTCTCTGCTTGGTCTTCTGGTGATAATTGGTTAAATAATTGTAAGAAAAGTTGTGCGGCTTGCAGCGGTTGAGTAACTGAGCGTGCAGCTGCTAAAATTTTAGGATTCTTTTCAATATTTTGTTTTGTTATTTGATCTGGGCCAGCACTACCAGATTTACCTCTTGCTTTAACCAAAATCATATTTTTAATATCAGCTGGCTTTCTTACATCAAGTTGTGGTTGTTGTTGAGCAGGAGCTTGTTGCGCTACTGGTTGTTGTTCAACAAGAAAGTTTCTCCAACCTTCTGTTATTAGTTGTTGTTCTTTAAATGATGAAAATTTGCTCATAACTTAATTAGTCCTTTTTTTACTTTTCGCCAGATATTAAAGATTGTAAAGCTTTTCTATTATCAACAGATATTACTTCATCAAATCCTTCGTTTGGTGTTACTTTTTGATAAGAAGCAAACATTCTTCTCATAGCAGAATCTGGGATTGTCTTTGATTTGCCCATTTGTTTGGCAACTTCTGCTCTTTTTTGTGCTATTTGAAGTATTAACTCTTCTGCTCCTTCAAACTCAAATACAACTGCTATTTTTTTATATTCACCCTCTCTACCTTCTATTGGTTTTAGAGCGGCTTTTCTTGCACCAGCACTCATATTAGTCATATCAACAACTATATCTTGATTTGATGAAGCGGCATTTGCAACTCTTTCGCTAAACAACTTTTGAACCTTATTGTTGGCTTGTAAAATTTTATCAAATGATAAAGGTTGCCAAGTCATAAAATCTGGTGATTTAACAACAGTTCCATATTTTGGATTTGTGTCACCAAGTTTTGCATCTTGTGGTGGAGGAACAAACATATCATCATATGACCATCCATATTCATCAGCTACGCTTTCAGCGATATCATCACGATTGATTATATATGGTTTTGATTGTCCAAAAGTATTGCTAATCCAAGTTGATTTTCCTACAGATGGTGGCCCAACAAGAACAAATATCTTTTTCTGTTCTTGTGCTTCATTTATAAACTTTCTCCAACCTTCAGTTAATAGTTGTTGTTTTTTATATGATGAATATTTGTTCATATTTTAGTCCTTCTTTTTAGTCCAAGATATGGCTTTAGAAGATTTCTTTTTTCTTAATGGGCCTTTACCAGCGGACTTGCATTGTGCTTTGGTTGGTCTACAAGCTGGATATTTGCCGCCTTCATCTGCATTGTCTCTGCCACAAGGACCGCCAGTTCTACAATTGACCCAACCTTTTCCTTTATTTCTTGCAAACCATCCGTGAAGACCTTGCTCTTTTTCCTTAGAGAAGTTTGGTTTATAATCTTTCTTTTCTTCTATTATCTCAAGATCATCATAAACTTCTTCGTTCTTCTTTCTACCTTGACAGTGCGCTCTTTGAGAGAATCCTTTTGGATTCTTGCAATCAATAGAACGTTTATATTTTTCTGACCACTCTTCATCAATCAAGTTTAGTTCTTCATCTGATATATTCTCTGATACACCTTTCCAGATCTTACCTTGACGGCATTTAACAACTGCACCAGAGGCATATGCAGAGGGCCATACATTATATTTGCGCTTTGCTATTCTTGTGCAACGATCATCTTTTTCAGCTATTAATGATTTAAGTTCTTCTTTTACTAACTGATCAATTTTTAGTTTCAGATCTGTTCTCAAAGATGCTTTATCAATACCAGTAGAAGATGCAAGATTATTTATATCGTGTAATGTGTTTTCAACATCGCCCAATATTGTTGATTTAGCTGCATCTTTTTTTTCTTGTTCTGATGTTTTAGGTGTTTCCTGTGAAAGCGTCATATCTTCGGCTTCACCTATAAACTGTTTCCATTCACGCAAAAGTTGACTGTATTTCATAAGAATAATCCCACACTATAAATAGCATAGTGTGGGATAAAGTTCTTTGTTTTAGAGATTTTCTACGATTTCTGGAGAAGAAGAGAACACAATCTTGGTTAAATAGCTACAATCTGTAGACAATACAGAATCAATCATCTTTCTCATTTCTTGCCAGTTCTTAAACTCAACAAGTCTATTCTGATAAAATAGCTTAAACTTTCCAGTAGATTCTAGAATATCACATTTGTTGATAATAATCTGAGTTGCGCCAGTTAGATTACAGGAATCAATAAGCTTATCAAGATTTAACCAGTTAACTTTTCGACGGCGACCTGTTGTTACGCCATATTCCTGTCCTGCATCAGCAATAGCAAGGAGTTCTGGATTTTCTAGAAGTGAAGCAGGAAAGTCTGGATCTTCACCAGAGCGAGTATCATAAGCTTTTGCTACTGCGTAGATATGGCGGATATCTCTTGGGCTAAACCCTAGCGAGCAAGCAGCATAAGGCAGACATTCGCTTGAAGTTACATAAGGATAGTTACCCCAGTTAATATCAAGCCAAACTCCTTGTGCGCCTTCACAAAGAATATTACCAACCAAATCTTCTTCTAGCAAGAAAGACTTGTCGATTGGACTATCCTTTGCAAGCATACCAACTCTTGCGTACTTGTCGCGATAAGCAGGGGCGATACCTTGACCTGTTGTACCAAGTTTTCCAGCAAGTTTAGCCTTATCTTCTGTGATGTGCTCAGATGTTACAATATGGGCACGGGGATGCACCTTAATGAGAGAAACATCAATACCATCTTTTTCTAGCTCACCTACTTCTTTATAGAAAGCTTCTAGATTGATAACACAACCCGGCCCAATAACAGACTTAATGCCATAAAAGACACCACTTGGAACAATGTGTGTGGCAAACTTCTTGCCGTTGTGATAAATCGAATGCCCGGCGTTCGAACCACCATTGAATCTGCATACAAAATTATAATATGGAGTATTATCGTACTCCTTTCGCGATGCTAGATAATGTGTGACTTTACCCTTGCCTTCGTCACCCCAACAAGCACCAACAACAACGTCAACATTTCTTGCCATTTAAGCCCTCTTCGTTAGTTTCATATTATCAAATAACACGGTCATATTAAGTGTGCCAATACCATCTTCAACCATCATTTTTTTAAAGTTAAAGAAACTCATTTGAGGCTTGAAGTTGTCGAATACAGCTTCAATCTCTACCTTTGTCTGAATAGAAACTTGTGGAGAATAAAGCTGCATAATCTTATAGTTATCTCTAATGACTTGCGCGTTATTTACGATATTCTCAAATGCTTTTACTTTTGTTCCTTGTTGACGGCAGTAATCCAATACATCATCAATCGAATAAGAAGTGCTCTCTGCAAGCATTGGGATGCGTTTAGCGATTGTTGGTAGACCAATACCACCTACACCATCAAGATTGTCTGATTTGTCTCCTGCAATAGCTCTTGCAAGCGCAAAATTAGTTGGATGAATATTGTATTGTTCCACCACCTTCTTTACATTCAACACTTCTTCTTGAATAGGTCGATAAAGAACAACATTCTTATCAAGAATCTGAATATAATCCTTGTCAGAAGATACAATAACCTTTTGACTGTTGCTCAAACTTGGAAGAGTGCAAACAAAAGAAACAAGATCGTCTGCTTCAATGTCTGGATACATAAGCTGAATAACTGGAAGTTCGTTTAGATACTCAATAATCCTTGTTTGCTGCCACATTTTGTTTCGTAGTTCTTCATTTTCTGATAGAATACGAACATCACGGTTAAGTCTTACAGGTGCTCTGCCCTCTTTGTAGTTAGAGTTCATTGCACGACGCTTGCGAGAGCCGCCTGCACCGTCCCAACAAACTACAACAAGATCTGGTTTGGTTTCCTTGCATAGTTTCTGCAAGATCTTAAGAAAACCTACAACTCCACCAATAGGTTGACCATTTGGAGATAGTGTGGGATTAACGATATACGCTCTAAAAAACTGATTTAGAGCATCAACAATCAAGATACGATGCATTTAATATCATCCTCGTGTACTAGGTATTGTCTATCTTCGCTAATAATGTATACTTTATACATTTTAGGCCAGCAATCTGGCGGGTTTGTATCGTCTATGATAACGCCCATTAGATTGTGTCTTGTAAATAAGCTTTTTTGTTTTGGAACAGGATGGGCATCCCATTCTCCAAACAAGTTTACTATTACTAAATCACCCCTTTTCACGGAATGCTCTGTGTTCTTTGAAGCATTCTTCGCAAAGAGGGTAGAATGTTGGTCTTAGTTTTATGGGAAGTGGTTGTTGAGGTTTAATATCTTTGGAACAAGTAATACAAGTTCTTGTTGCTCTATACTCTGCTTCTGATATGATACTATCAACAAAGCTATAAATTCGTTCACGTTCTGATCTCCACTTTTCTTCTATTTCATCATCATAATCATATGGATAAGAAACATAGATTCTAAGTGTTCCAAACTTTTCTTTTATTTGCTCAACCCGAACGTGTTCTTCGAACTTGGACAGTTTTTCTACTGCTTCTTCAATAACATCATACCAGCCTTCTGGGCACTCAACATATGATATCTTCATAAGTTTTGGGTATTTCTCTATGAGAATATCGTATTTTTCACCATTCATTTGTTATCCTAAAGTCGAATCTCTTCAAGGTCGCCAACAGAGTTAGAATAGATAACTCGCTTGATGCCTACAAACTGCATTGCAGCCTCGCACATAGGGCAAGGCTTAGAGTTGCGAAGATGCTTGTCTCGTCCAACACGAACAACGTAAATGGTAGCACCTTCGGTAATAGAACGGTCAAGACCAAGAATAGCACCAATCTCTGCGTGAACAGTGGCGTGACCCTTCTGCGTCTTTCGGAATCGATTAGCCCAAGCCTTGTACTTATTCTTGTTGCAAGAGGTATTCAAGGCAACTCCACCACGAACAAGTACAGCACCGTGTCGATATTCCTTGAAGTCCGTTTGTTCCGCTACGCGGGAAGCAAGGTCAATATAACGCTGCTTCTTATTGCTAAGGTCAATCGGCTTCGGGTGATACTCCATAGGGTTCTTGTTCTCCAGACACCTTTAATATAACAAGGCTCCACAAGAGCGTCAACCCCTGTGGAGCCTTTCTTTTATACTATCTTTTAATGTCTACCGCAATGAGTTCTTCCATCTGCGTGTCTGTGACAATCAGAATGTCTTGGATTTCTTGGACGATCATAGGGCATAGTCCAATGACCCGAAACCCATCTTCCATTTGGTGCGTAATATCCAGCTACCCAAATATTTCTTGGATAAGCTGGTGCTGGAACATAGGTTCTTTGAACGTGTGTGTGGTAATGAGTTTGGCTGTAATGAACAGGACTTGTTCTTACAGGAGTATTATCATAAGCATACATTACGCAACCTAATAGATAGAAGATAGTATTCATTAGTCACCTACTGGAATTTCTACGTCTGGTTCATCACCGTCGATATTATAATAATTAGATGCATTTCCTTCTTTTGTCTCAAAGTTTTTAATGATCTCTTTATCCATCAACTGTAATACTCTATCACGGAACTTCTGATTTTGCAACTTATCAAGCCAATTTGCTGCTTGAAATTTATCTTTTGTTCCATCGGCATAAACCAATGAATACCAAGCACCACCTTGTTCAAGAAACTCTGAGGTCTTGATTGCTTCTAGCCAAGACTCTTCATCTTGAATAGCGATATCGTTTCCTCCCCAAAGAATCTTGAATGTACATTCACGACCTTCTGTACCAAAGCGAGACTTCTGTAGTTTTGCTTTTAGTTCAGAACCAACTTTATATCCCTTCTCGTCATAGATATAGGATGCCTTTGCTTTGCGCCCTGTAAGCCATATACGGAGCGAATAGGCATAGGGCAATGCCTTACCACCGGGAGTGAAATAAGGCTCTATAAGGGCTTCTGCGGGCGTGCTAGTGATATTGGTTTTAAGCTGATTCAAAACCAATAATGTGCATTGTTTGTTGGCGATTGGCTGAACAAGTTTAGACATACCCTTTGATAGAATGCGTGGCTTTTGTGCCATTGAAGATTGTGGATTAAAGTCTCCTTCAACGTCTGCATTTGCTGGTGTCATAGCAAGCGAATCCCAAATGAATAGGATTTTACCTGTATTCGCTCCAACTAACTCTTCAATAGTTTCAAGAACGAACTCTACCGATGTTGCTTGAACATACAAGATTTCATCTACCTTGCATCCTGCTCTTGCAAGAAACTCAGAATCAAGTGCAGACTCTGAATCGAAATATACTACTTCAATACCTTGTTTCTGTGCATTTGCAGCAATCTGTGCAGCCATATATGATTTACCAGATGCAGAAAGACCTGCAATCTCTGAAATCTTTCCTACTGGAATACCTGCAAGTTTTCCCTTGCAAATGATGGAATCTAACCAACGTGAACCTGTTGCAATCCAATCTGAAACATCTGTTGGGTTATCGTCAAGTAGATTATAAGCTACTTCTGTTCCTGCTTTCTTGTTGATAAGCTCTCTCATTTGAGAGATTGATAACTTTCCATTTGCTGTTGTTGATACTTTTTTTGCCATGTTTGTTCCTTTAATAAATAAAAAGAGGCACACATTTCTGCGTGCCTCTCAAGTTCACATTAGATTAGAGGCCAAAGTCTTCCAATGCCTCGTCTACCTTAGATTTACTTCCTGTTCCACGCTCAACTGTCGAAGAACGCTGCTCTGCATCTTCATCGCTAGTGAATGCTTCATCAAGAATCTTCTGAACTTCTGAGGTTGAAAGACGCTTGAAGAGACTATCAAAGTCTGGAAGGGTATCGAGAATCTCCTTGCACTTAGCTGGTCCACCATAAGATGGATCGCAAAGTGGTGAGGACTTACGGCGTGGTGTAATCTTTGTCTGTGGGAAAGCACCGGGAGTTGTTGGCTTACTGTAATCGATTACAAGATCAAGACCATCCTCTGGATCGGTAATATCGCCATACTCTGGATTAAGAACAAGCTGAATCATAGTCTCGTAAGCAGTCTTACCATAAGACCAAATCTGGACTCCGCGCTTTTCATCGCCACGAACAAGGATTGGTGAGGAGAAACGCTGGCGTGGGAATAGCTGTTTAGCCATCTTCTTGCTCTCGTCGTCCTCATTGGCAACGCCTTCCTTCCAAAGCTGTGAAGCAAACTCACAGATTGGACAATCTTCACCAAAGTTCTTCTTAGGACAAAGAACGCTCTTGGTCTTGCCTACCTCATAGTGAAACCAAAACTCCTTGAATGGATCACCGTCAGCAGTTGGAACAATACGAATAGAGTGCTGTCCTTCCTCTGGTTTCCAAGAGTTTGAAGAGTTACCGCTTTTACCGTTATTGGCAAGGCTATTAAGTTTTGCACGCATTTTGTTTAGATCGAGAGCCATGATTATTTTCTCCTTATGGTTTGGTTTAAAGTCAGAATGTCTAATCTCACATTCTGCTAGATTGCTGTACTTCCATCATACTCAACAGATCGGATGGATTCGACTTTATTCTCTATTAGTTGTCCCTCTAGAGTGTTGAAATTGAAGATGCGAAAATCTCTTGCATCTACATCATATACTACTTTTGAACCTTCTGCAAGGTTAACTTTACGTCCTGTATTTTTAAGTGTTGATTGTAGGAACTCTTGTGGTAGATCCTCCATTTTAACAAATGTCATTGTTCGCTTTGTTCCGTCCTTCTTTACAAATGTACCTGTATACGCTGTCATACTATTCCTTGAATGTAAGGTGATTTATATTCAACAAAGACTGTGGTTGAGTCTAGGTTACTTTCAAAAATGTGATAAGAAACTTTTTGTTCTTCACTAAACTTAGTGTTTATTTGTTGTTCTATATGGTCAAAGAGGTCCGTATCCTCTTCTAGTTCTTGTTTGACTATGTAGTAATTGTAACTCTTCTCTCTGATGTTGTCAAGTGGGAAGAAGTTCTTTTCTATTCCTGTTTCAAAATCCATTACTCCAAATGTTCTAATGCCGTAGGTACTTGGAGTATCTATTGTTTTTTCATAAACAGATTGAATGTTCTCAAACATATTCTTCATATAATATGAATATGCCAAGGTAGAGTAAAGTTTTGTTTGTCTTTCTTTCAAACTGACCTTACCTAATATATCCGCTACAAGCTTTAAGTCAACCAAATACATTAAACTTATTTTTGCTGATCTTGTAAGCTCTTGTAAAACTGAGTATACAACACGATCTACCATCTTTTGTATTGGATTCATAAACTTTAAATCTGGCTTAATGTATATGATTTTAAGTTCTAAATCTTTGTATTGCTCTAATATTCTAAGACAACTAAGAGAACAAGTGTCTTCACCAGATAAGATTAACGTTAATTCATCTTTAAGTTCAAATGGTATAGGTGGAAAGCTTGCTTCATATTGCTCTGGCTTTTCAAACGTAGGAATACAAAAGGATTGATTGTTGTTATCTATATCTTCACCAATCTTATATACAGTAAACTGTTTATATTGCAAAAATTGTGCTGCAATATCAATTCCTACTGTTCCCAAGCCAACAATGTTCATTTTATTCCTATTAAAGCTTTTTGAACCGTGTCATACAAACTTGGTGTAACATTTTGTAGCTCTTTAATTTCTTCAAGAGTAAACCATTTATAATCAGAATGCTCAAAACTAAGCTTTACTTCTCCACTATTATATTCTGCACCATATTGATAGATCATCCAACCATCATCAGAATTTTTAACACCACAATAATATGGCTCAATGTCTAAATTGCACTCTTCTTTTGTTTCCCGAACAGCAGCTTGATATGGACCCTCTCCTTCATCCATATGTCCACCGGGTAATCCCCAACAAAGTGGCATCCAAGTATCAGTCTCAGAACGTAACAAGCATAAAACCCTACGCTCACTATCAAAGATAGATGTAACTACTGCAATTTTTGGGTGGAACATTATTTACCTCTTGTCTAATATAACCTAAACATTAGTTTTGGACAAGTTTAATATTAAGAAAATAAACAATACGTTCTTTGATTGTTTTTTCTATTTTTTCTAATTTATCATAATATTTTGGATCTTCATCCAAATGATCTTTAGCTGTTTTCTCTGCCATATCGTGAGCACGTTTCTTGTCTTTTATACCTTTTTCGTGCTCCATTTCAACTTTTGTGCCTTTCTTAAGAGCTTCTAGATCATACTCTTTGTCTAGTCTATGGGTCTTTTCTTCTTCCATAGCACCAAGACCGGAAAGAGCACCAGCATTTGCATAACCAATAAGTTTCTTTTTAGCTTTTATATTCTTCTTTCTAACTCTATCTTGAAAAGGACTGATAAAATACTTCTTACCTGTTGAATAATCAACAATTTCTTGAAGAGCTTGATTGCAAATTTTATCTACTGCGTTCATACTTGTAATTAGTTCTTTATAACACTTTTCATACTTCCATAATCATTTCCAGCCTTAATATTCACACGAAACATACCATACTCTGTATCTGCAAAAATCTTCATAATTTCTTTCATATACTTCTTTTCATCATCTACCAAATCAATAACAACATTGTCGTGGACACAAAACGCAATCTTTGAACGTTTATCTTTTAGAAACTCATTTACTTTTAAGATTTGACGCAAGACGATATCTGAAAACGTAGACTGAATAATATACGACATAGCGTGGTGTCTATCGCTTTCAATAACACGGTTATATGGAGTTTTTACTTCATAACCGTTCCAGTATTTATCTCTTACCAAGTCTCTGTCATAGATATCAGATGCAAACTTGTTTGTCTTTTCAGAACCATAAAGCCAAGCAAATATTTCTTCTTTTGCCTTATCTCTCTCTAGTTCTCCATTAAATACATTCTTGACATTCCAATCGTGGATATCGCAGTCTGGCTGCTCTTTGCCTGCAAGAGCCAAGAAAGTACGAAGTTCTGCACCGTTAAAATCAAGTTCTACAAACCAATCATTATTTGGTTGTATTACTTGACGAAACTGCTTATCCAACGACAGAATCGGAAATGAGTTAGGCATTGTTGCAAGACGACCTGTAATGGTGCCAAACATATTATACTTGATAACTGGCTCCATTTCATCAAGCTTGTTCTTCATATTTCTAAAACGTGGGTGAGCAATCTTGACATTCAAAGGAGAAGTATCAATGTTTAGCTTCTGTCGTTTAATTTGATCAACAAACTTCGCAAGACCAACAAGAAAGTCGTAGTTTTCTGGCTTTTTATAGTTTTGATGAACATACTGAGTAATCTTGGACTTGACTGAAAAATACTCAATCAAAAAACGTTCTGGAACAAGATCGTAAAAGCAGTTATGCTCTAGGTTGATTTTTGATACAACAAAAGACCGCATATAAGCTTTCAATCGCTCTGAAGCGATAGTCCAGCTTTCTTTTAGTTCTGGTGGGCAAACTTCTGATATATCTTTACCACCGACATATAGACTTACAAACTCCACTTTATCTGTTGGAATGTTTGGACTATATGACCAAGTAACGGAACCACCATCTGGAAATGTGCTATGAACGTCGTTGTTTGCATAAAATCCATAGCACTCAATCTTGTTATCGAGAACTTCAAAATACAAGCGTCCTCCTAAAGTTTAAAGATTACGTTTAGAGTATTCTTATTCGATCTTAACCCTCTTGTCAAGGAAAGAGGAGGATTGCGGCCACCAGCGGGCAATGTCTTGGTATTCTCAACAATAAAATTGTATGCTGCTTCTTTTCCGCTGCTAATATAAATTAAAGACATTTTAGATATTACTTCTTCAAACTCTTGTTGATTTAGTTCAAAGTTTTCTTCTTTTAATCTAAGATAGAAGTATAGTTTTAGCAACTTATTTTCTGTTATATTTTCTAATTCTCTTTCATAATCAGTTGTAAATCTTGGTTTTGTAGTTGTTACTGTATTAAAACCATTTTGATCTTTATAAACATTTGTTTGAAACACATATTTATATTTACCACAAATATAATTGTAATGCTCAATAAAACTATTAATCATTAAATTTAATTCATTTTCATATGTTTTGTTGTAAAATAATCTGAATATGTCTCTTTCGCTTTTGATATCATATTTTGACATATAAGTTTTTGAAAACTTAGAATTAACATTAAATATAATTCTCCACGGTGCATTAACATCATAAGAAAAACCGTACTTTCTTAATATGTTATCGTATAATCTAAATTGAGATAATTCATAGAAATTTTCTTTTTGTAAATCTGATGAAAAATCTTTATTCTTTATTTGAAAACATAAACCGCTTGTGTTAATGTTTAGAGAGAGGAGAAACGAGGTAGCTGTTAGTGGAATATTAATTGGCTTTACATAATCAATAAAATAGTTCATATAATCTTTAAAATTAACAACTTTATCAATAAGTTCATATTTGTTTAAATACGTTTCAAATTGTATTAAAAAATTTCTTATATAATTTCCATACTCATTTTCAAAATTAATAAAAGTTGACTCTACAGAAAAAGGAAATAACTCTGATTGTTGTATTCTGCCTTCTCTTATAGATTGCAATATTTCATTTTCCATTTGAACAAAGGCATCGTTGACAAATGGTAAAACAAATACATTTGTGCTTTTTCCTCTAGAAAAAAGTTGTGTCATATTGTTTATTCTTGGATATACAGTATTTTGTTCTACATCTAATCTACCATACATTTCTTTATCTGTAGAAACATTTAATGCATTATTCTTTCTTTTATGTTTTTCTTGATATACAATTCTGTCATTATAAGTTTCTATAATAGAAGATCTATTGTCAGCAATAGAAAAATCTCTATTTTTAATTTGTTCTTTTATTCTATTGTTAATAGACACGACTAACTCCCAAGTCCCGCGCTTTCAGCAGCACATCTTCTTCTTCTTTCTTCATCACTTGTTACTGTGCGACTTTCACCAGAAGAATTCCAAAAACACTCTAAAGTAGTTTCATAATTATCTTTAGACAAAACAGTAGAAACTTTTATTACATCATAATAACCGCCCATTCCCATTATATTTGAAACCGTATTTTTAGTACTTGGTTCTCCCATAACTGAAACAAATGGATGAACATAAATTAATTGACCGGGATAATAATAGTGATTACCATACATTGTTATGTCAACACTGTATATATCTCGTAACTGATTTAAGGGAATAAACCCATCTTTTGTTACTTTTGCTTCTTTAAAACCCGGTTGATCAATTCTTTTAAATTTTATAGATTTAATTAGCCCTCTAGTATCTCCGACAAAAAAATGAGATATACCTTGAGTTCTATCTAAAGTTATATCACGCAAAACTCTTCCAAAAGAACTAATTCTTCTTTGAGAAATAGATATATAAATTAAAGTTCTTGTTGGTGGAAATGGAGCAGGATTTTTAATACTATCTATTTTTGAAGCATCTATTTCTCTTGTGTCCCCTATTCTTGGTATTTGTCTATTTTGTAATGTTGGAGTTGGCGCATAATTAAACAACATATCGTGTGGAATATATTCTATAAAAGCAGAATAATTATCACCAATTGCAACACTTCTTTTACTTTCTCCTTTTAATGATGGTAATAACAGACCATTTATCAGATCATTTAATAGTTCTCTGAGTGGGTAGTTAACTTTTTGTTTGCTAACAATGTAATCCTTAAACCATACAAAAAAAGAATTTAAACTTATAGGAACAAACCAAAGTGGTAAAAGTTTTTGGTTTGATTCGATTGATTCTCTACTAGTATAAACAAAATCTCCCAAAACAATATCTATATTTTTAATTGCAACAAGATCTGAGCCTTTAAAATTTTCAATCATAAATTCAATTATGTTATCTAGTAAGGCTCCAAATGGCATATAATAAAACCTTACATCTTCTTTTAATGGTGTATTTTTAAATTTTTCATCAATTTCTTTCAACAAATCTGCATTTGAATCAGAGAAAAATTTCTTAATTCGATCAAGAAGATCTATATTAGATTCACTTGAAGAAGGTGGTGTTCTGGTAAGTTGAACCAATTCTTCCGATAATTTTTGAACTCCTGTTGAATCAGCACGTAAACCAGCAGTTTCACCGGGGCGACTATAAAGATTTGCTATTAATGTTGTTATTAAATCATTATCTCTATAATCTGTCTCCAATGTAGCGTTATATTGTTCAATCACTTTATCATCAAGAATTATATATCTAATATCATCAATTCTTTTTTCTAAAATAAATGTTATAAATCTATTATAAATATTATACAAAACAGTATTATTGTCAGTTTCTGCTTCTTGTGTTTTTTGATTAATTTCTTGTTCCAGAGTTGTTCTACGAGTTTTAATTCTTTCTCCCAGTTCTGGGCATGAATTTTGCAGATCTACCAATCTTGATAACTGTTCTTTTTCTGAGCTTACATCTGCTGCTCTTGGCACAGAGCTTCTAAGACTTTTGTATGATGCTAAAAGAAAATCAATTTCTGTTGTTCCCATCATTTTTGTTTCAAATGAACCAATATAATTAACTTTTAATTCTAATGTACCTTCTTCCGTTAGGCTAATTTCGTGATTTACCAAATTTAAATATAAAAATTGATCATATTTTCCATTATTAATTAACTCAACAAATTTTTCTTTTCCTTTAAATATTTCTTTTTTTACTAAATCATTTGAATCAGCTATTCTCCATCCTAATTTTAGCAAAACTTCAAAGTAATTTGGGACGTAAACACTGGTTCCAGTAGCAGCAACAGAATCTCTTGTTATTGATTCAAGTTGAACTTGCGATGGTGGGTATGTTATTAATGAAAGAAAGTTTCTTGTTACGCCTTTTTTACCAGTTTCACCAGTACTATTAACCCAATCAGTTGGATCAATAACGGTTCCTCTTTCTCTTTTTAATAAAACTTCATCAATTAAACCAGCGGTACTTACTTGTTTTCCTACCAAAGCATCAAAAGAAGAAAAAGAAAAAGTAATAGATACGTCTATTGCTCTTTCGCTTTCAGCCGGATTTGTACCAGCAAAAGTATAATCTATACTTTTAATACCAGCAGAAAATTGATTTGGATTATAATAAGAAGTACCTTTATTGTTTAAATCAAACTCATAAGAGCCTGTAGTATTATTAAATACAAATTCTCTTTGTATATAAGATGAACTTCTAGATGTTAAATAATCTCTTCTGAATAATTCAATTGTAGGAGTTATACAAGCCAATTCTAGTTGGGTTAAATTATCTAAATAATAGTTAAAAGAAGGTGTTAAGGCTGTATCTGTACCTGTTGGATATTTTATTTTATTTATAAAATTTTCTTTATTAAATCTCTTGCTGAGATCTCTTATATCGGCGGGGGTCTTTGGGCCGGTCCAATAAACATATTTGCTACTATTGGCTGTTGATGTTGAACTAACCAAGACTGTTGAAAATTGATCAACATAATCTGTAAACAATGTTTCTATAGCTATTGTTTCTTTTGACATTTTATGCTCCGCTCAATAGCGAAATTACATATCCAATTGGTTGTGGTATATACAAAACAGTTCCTAGTTTTATTGATGACTCTGTTGGTTTTCTATTATAATATGCTATAATCCACCAAAAATTTCGATTGCCATAGTATTTTGAAGACAACTTATAATATGAATCTGTAGATTCCCAAACGTGCTCTATCTCTGTCAGAGTTCTTTTTTGTTCTGGGGTTAGGTTGACTAGTTTTGTTGTGGCAAGAAAATCAATCTTTGGCACACCACGATCAGATAAATATTTTGTATAAAACTCGTTGTTTAATGTTTTTTGTGATTGTAAAATTCTAGACATTTTTACCCCGTTTAACTCCCTGTATTATGTAGCACCTTTAAACGGCCAATTTGACAAACTACCACTTATAGCTGTATTTGGTGAAACTTTGTGTAATACAGTAAAATCAAAAGAAACACCAATTTCTGTAATACTATATTTGTTTGTGCGTACAGTTCTACCATTAACTGTTGATGTTGTTGTTTCTACTATTGGATTACCTGCTGCTGTGCTATTGAGTGCTTCTTGGGATACGGCAAAGAATAGTTTTTTTGGCTTATAATTTGGGACAACAGATAGGTTTTTAACTATACCAAATTCTTCTAAATATCCAAAAGAATTTAATTTATATATTGGCGCATTTGTAACATAAGTCGAATCTCCGCCAGTAGAATACTTTGGTAGTGTTAAGAGTGCAAATTTTTTAAGATAACCAGTTAGATCAACAGTAGCATTTATTGTAAACGAAATTGTAACATTTCTCTTTGTGTTTTTCCAGTTAACAATTGGATCAAATTTACCAAATGCATATGTTTCATTATATTCTGGTGTTATTTTATCTTCAATTTTTAGACCAGACATAACATAAACTGGAATTTCTATGCTAGCATTTGTAGCTAAGTTAGTAAGTAAGAAATTTTCTATTGCTAACATTATAGAGCCTCAAAAATAAATAGTTAAGTATTAGCTTTTTTAATGACTGTACTTGAGGTTCCTCTATCGTTTAAAACATCAACAACTGCTTTTCCAAATTCTCTCTCATTTAGCTTCATAATCACATTAGTTTGTTGCTTGGCATTTGCTGCTGCGGTTACTGCCCCTGTTTGACCACTAATAGCATCTATTAATTCCTTAAAAGGTGCAGTAATGTTTAAGGTTTTATTTATTGCAGCTT